TTACTGATACTCAAAAAGTTTTTGATAAAGTAGTTACTTGGGACAGAAACCTAGCGAAAAAGTTCCAAGATAAGTTTAGTCTCACAGACTACCAGATGCTTTGTCTTTCATTCGCTAAAGGTTTTATTATAGGAGCTATTCTATTATGACAGATTCAAATTTTACTACGGAGACAGGACCTACTACTTACCCAGTAGCAGGTGATGGAAGCGTATTTACAGAGGGTGTATTGGAGCAAATCCATACACATCTACACGAACTTAATGCTAAGGTAGATCATTTGCTAGAGCATATGCATCAACCTTTACACGGTACCATTACTATAGATTCACCACCTAAGACAGAGGCAGGTAATGATGGGACTACCAGTAATGCCTAAAGATGATTGGTTTCCTAATCCTTTGGATAGTATGCCAATAGCAAGAGATGAGCCTCTTGATACTTCACCTTCGGAGATACAACCTCCTGGGGTGGATGAAGAAGAGGAAGAAATATCAATGCACGAGAAGATGTATCGGATGGCAACTGCCAGATACAATCCATTCTCTATAGGTGGTTCAGAGAACTGCCATTCAGATATTGACTGTCCTACAGGTGGATCAGAAGCAGCGTGGAAGGTACCACCTAGACCAGAAGAAGAAATATATGATGATTTCAACGATCCTTTTGGAGGGCGTTGACAAACGCTTAACATTTTGTTACTATAAATACCTTGGGTGCAAGGGCATCGTCAATAAGTCCCCCCGATGATACAATGGGGCTGAGTATAAGCAGCATATGTATCCCACCCATATCATACCCCAAACCAAGACCACGGGGATTCCTTAGGGATTAGTCTTATCATACAAGTAAAACCGCACTCTTTTTTCAATGACTACTCTGCAAAGACAGCAGAGCAGCCCGCTTAAAAATTGGGACGAGTTTTGTCAGTGGGTTACTTCCACAGACAATCGTTTGTACGTTGGTTGGTTCGGAGTCCTTATGATTCCTTGTCTTCTAGCTGCTGCTACTTGTTTCATAATAGCGTTCATCGCTGCTCCTCCCGTAGATATAGACGGGATCAGAGAACCAGTTGCTGGCTCTCTATTATACGGTAACAACATCATCTCTGGTGCTGTAGTTCCATCTTCTAATGCTATTGGAATGCACTTCTATCCCATATGGGAAGCTGCTGCTCTTGATGAGTGGCTCTACAACGGAGGTCCATACCAACTAGTAATAATGCACTTCCTGATTGGTATCAGTGCCTATATGGGTCGCCAATGGGAGTTATCATACCGTTTAGGTATGCGTCCTTGGATTTGTGTAGCATATAGTGCACCAGTTTCTGCTGCGTTCGCTATCTTCCTCATCTATCCTTTCGGACAAGGATCTTTCAGTGATGGTATGCCGTTAGGTATATCAGGTACGTTCAACTTTATGTTCGTATTCCAAGCAGAACATAACATACTAATGCATCCCTTCCATATGGCAGGTGTTATAGGTATGTTTGGTGGAGCATTGTTCTCTGCTATGCACGGATCACTGGTAACATCTTCAATTATCCGTGAGACTACGGATAATGTATCTCAAAACTATGGATACAAATTCGGACAAGAAGAAGAGACTTATAACATCGTTGCTGCCCACGGATACTTCGGAAGACTCATCTTCCAGTATGCGTCCTTCAACAACAGTCGCTCTCTTCATTTCTTTCTTGCTGTTTTCCCTGTGGTTTGCGTATGGCTTACCTCAATGGGCATATCAACAATGGCATTCAACCTGAATGGGTTTAACTTTAACCAGAGTATCATCGATGCTTCAGGTAGAGTTGTTCCTACGTGGGCAGACGTTCTTAACAGAGCTAACCTAGGTATGGAAGTAATGCACGAAAGAAATGCACACAACTTCCCTCTTGACCTAGCTGCTGCTGAGGTTACCGAGGTTGCATTGCTCGCACCTTCAATAGGATGAAGTTGAACAAACCTTTGATGCACGTAAGACTGCATCAGTTACAATTTTTCTACTGGGATCCACGAATAGATCCTAGAGAACCTGAATACTGGAACCCCTCAGGGGGTTCCTTTTTTATGCTTGCTAGTATATAATAGTAGGATTAATACGATTGGTATGGACAAAGAACAATTCTTTAAAGACCTTCAAGACTGGGAGCGAGAGTACGCTGCTATGGATGTCGAGAGAACCAAGAGAGAAGAAGAGATCCTTAAGGGTGATCCCATAAGATCACACGAAGGTATGGTCTATGGTAGAATGTATGTTAACTGGAAGAAACGTAAAGGATATGAATAGATCTATTGATAGTGCTTTCACTACAGATATAGTACGTTACTCTATTGGATGTGATTTGCAACCAATACTAGACTTTGCTGACGGTACCGAGTATAATATAGGGAGTCTAAAGCAAACGATACACAATCGTCTTCACATACTACCACTCTTTAAAAGATTGTTCTCCCATATACAAGAGTGTTTAGATGATTACAAAGATCTGTACCAATATGATTGCTACAGAATTGAACCAGTATTATCGTGGATAAATGTTAGTACAGCAAAAGAAGAACATCACGAACACAACCATCCCAACTCACTTATCTCAGGTATACTCTACCTTAAGAGTTGTACTCCCACATACTTCTCATCACCCGCTAGTGCTGCTCGTACAGGTGTTGTTGTGTTTAACAATCATCCTATGACGTATGAGTCACAGGGTATAGCAGGTGATCTTATATTATTTCCATCTTATTTGGATCATTACACGGTACCTGGTGGTGAAAGATGTACACTAAGTTTTAATACTATGCCTAAAGGTTTAGTTAACCAAGGAACACTAATGGAAATGGATTACAGATGAAACATTCTACATACTATAGTGATGACGACAAGCGTGAAGCTTCCGTCCTCCAGAATAACTTCTTAGGCAAAGAGTTTAAAGTTATCTGTTGCACTTTTGATGGTGCTTGTAAGACAACGAAAGATTTCTTTACTCGTGCCAATAAGATACATACAGAACAGTTCGATACCTTACAAGAGGCAGAGGACTACGCTGAGGAGTGGGTACTACAAAAATGATTTATGATCTCATACCATCCAGTGATCCATTGCTACACGAAAAAATAAAGAAGTGTAGTTACAATTTGGATCGTAAAGATATTTCATTCACTTTGAATGAGAATATGTTGTACCATAATGGTGTTGGATTATCTGCAAATCAACTTGGTATTAAAGAAAGATGTTTTGTTATGATAAGATCAGAAGACATAGAAAATTTACAGACTCTTGTTGTTTTTAATCCTAAAGTTGTTAAGTATTCAGTGAGACAGGAGTTGATGGAGGAAGGATGTTTATCCTATCCAGATCTTAGGTTACCGATACGTAGACCATACAGTGTAATAATAAAATATGAGGACGCTGAAAAGAATATACATAAGACTAAAATGAGTGGCTTCATAGCGAGAGTATTCCAACACGAGTACGATCATATGGAAGGCATCGACTTTACACAAAGACAAGATGGCAAGTGACAAACCAATACCAGGATCCTATATTGACACTCAGGGAATGGGTGCACCAGCAGATCCAAACTATAAACCCAAAGGAAAACAGGAATACAAACCTGCTATCATCAAACCTCGAAGACTCTTCACCCCATCCTATGCAAGAGAGATGAAGATTCTAATCAATGAGGTACTGGATGAACGTGAAGGTAAGATGGATTATCAGACCTACTTTGACACTGAACCCTTCAAGCACAGTGTAGAAGAGGAGGAGCCACCTTACAAAGGTTATCAATCTGACCTAGTGGGTTGACTCAGGTGCTATACTGGTACAGTTAATCCAACACACCAATGCATCTTATTTTACCTATCATCTGTATCTTTTTAATCTGTTTGGTGATAGTATATTCAGTAATACAAAAGTATAACCCTCATTGATGACGAACAATGTCACTACGCTTAGGAGTAATGTGCTCTGGTAACGGAAGCAACTTCGAGAACATAGTACACTCTTGTCCAGACCACGAGGTTGTATTAATGGTGTACAACAAGAAGAAAGCAAAGGCAAAGAAGAGAGCAGACAGATTAGACATCCCATCCTGTTATAGTAAGGATGAAGATGAGATCATCGCTCTCTTTAATGCTTACAACATTGACCTCATTGTAATGGCAGGGTGGATGAGAGTAGTCAGCAAGAAGTTTGTTGACGAATTCTCAGGGCGGTTAATTAATTTACACCCCTCCCTCCTACCAAAGTACAAAGGATTGCACGCTATAGAGCAAGCAATTGAAGCAGGTGAATCAGAGACAGGATGTACTGTACACTTTGTCACTGAAGAGCTAGATAGTGGTGCTGTTATCAAACAGCAGGTGGTCCCCATTCTTCCTGGTGATAACGTTGACTCAGTTCAACGAGCAATTCAACAGGCAGAACATTATCTTTTACCCCTTGTGATCAATGCTTTCTAGTAGTTACCGTTTAAAATTGACAGACATTTGCTGTAGGATGATGACTACAGGAGGTGTACCAGTCACATTGAATGAGAGAATTTGGATGAACAAATTGTGTGATCACAATCCATCCGCAAAATCTCTAGTCGAATCTTTATTATGTCCTTACAAGTATGAACCTAGTTAATGAAGGCAAAGTAAAATCAGTGTACGATGTCGATGGTGATGCTCAAAGAGTACTCATTAAATTCCACGACAAGGTTACCGCTGGCAATGGTAGAATGGTAGAGTTCCCTGAAGAGAAGGGTGCTACCTGTGCATTAATTTCTGCATTGCTTTTTGAGAAGTTAGAGAAGGAGGGTATCCGTACTCACTTTATCGATCTTCCTTCACTAGATACTATGCTGTGCCGCAAGTTGACAATCATTCCACTTGAGGTTATAGTAAGGAACGTTGCAGCTGGGTCTATCGTAAAGACCACTAGCATAACTGAAGGACAGTTAATTCAACCACCTATAGTTGAGTTCTTCTTCAAGGATGACAGCAAGAACGATCCTCTGCTTACACTTGACCGTGTGAGGTTGATGGGACACGATCCATATCCACTTATACATAGTGCACTGGATATTAATCATCAACTACAAGCACTCTTTACATTATGTGGGATTGATCTAGTTGACTTTAAACTAGAATTTGGTTATGATGCACACGGCAATCTCTATCTCGCAGACGAATTATCACCAGATAATATGCGTCTCTGGAAAAAAGATACGAAAGAACGTTTCGACAAGGATCTTTTCCGTAAGGATGAAGGAAACATAGTCGAAGCATACAAAAAAATACTGATGCAATTACGTCAGTTCGCTTAACTCTCACCCCAACCACCTACGGACGGGGCTTCCGCACTACGCACCGAGAACAATGAACACAGTAACAAGACCAGACGGTACCCCCGTCGATTTTCGTGACGTTAAGGCTTGGGGAGTCATAGACTCCTACTGGATGCCTTACCAAGATTTCCAAGACCTTCCTGAGGTATTCTGTCAGAGAAATACAGAAGCCAGGTTGAATAGAGCAAGAAAACATTTAGCAGTGCTTCTGCCTGAGCATTGCATCGTCTTCGTAGCAAAACTAACACAAGATGATGAGCTACAAGGGCAACGGTTCAGAGCAGGGTACCGTTGGAGAATAGACTCCAATACTCGTGCTTTAAACTGGTCTACTGCAGGATCAGATGTAATACCAAAGGATCTATTTGTGATCGAACTATCGTTCGCAGAGATAGATCGGATACAGTTCTCATATAATACCTTCGATTCAATGGATTCCGTAGAGAGGAACCAAGAAAAACTCTACGGTATACTACAGGGTCCATACAAATTCACTCCAACTTCTCCTAAGATCATCAAGGGACAGATTCTTTCTGCCTTGAATAAAGCTTGTTGCTTCTACTTCCCTGATCTATATGAAAATCTTTCACCAAAAACTCACGAGTTAAGTGGACAGGTTGGTGCATTCATTGAGGAGATTAAAATCCTTGATGAGATCATAACTGATGCAAAAGCTTGGGATCAAGCACTTGTTTGTGCTGCATTGATGGCAGTTAGAAGGTGGGGTGAGAACGAAAGACTAATAGAAGGTCTTACCTTAATCAATGACGGTTATATGAATACTACAATGACAATAGAGGGTAAAACTAAGAAGAAACTTTGGGATGGTATCACTCAGATCAATCACGAGTGGCTCAATGATGAAACCTTCCCAGACAAGGGAACTAACTGGTTCAAAGACGGTGGTTTGAATAACACCGTATCATATGTTCTGTACTGGATAGAGAAGTGGATGGAGAATAAGAAAGGAGAGAAAGTCTCGAACAATTACAAAGCGATTGGTCCTGACTGGAGAAAGAGAAAGACCAGTAGAGATGTTACCGCCCTCGTCTAAATAAAAGTAAAGAACTTTTATGTCAGGCGGACACGATAACGGTTGGTTCCAGCAGAATTGTGACCCTTCTCCAGATACTACGACTACCACAACAACGGTACCGTCTGGAGGGGGTCCAGTTAACACTGATGCTGCAGGA